ACTAATAGCCTTGTATTCTGGAGCACTGACCGCCTTAAAATCGTACCTTTAGCAGATAAGCCTATCGGTACATGGACACCTGCGAACCAAATTCAATATAACCTCACGGCAGATGATTTTATCGCAGGCACAGACGGCCAACTTATTTTGTATAAGCGAAAAGATACGAGCGAGGCCTATAACGAGGCTACAGTAGAGTTTATTAATCGTGCGAATAGCTACGAGAAAGAAACAGTATCATTCGAGGTGGTTGCCGATGTACAACGCAACGGCTTAAAACCAGCCTCAAAGAAAACGGCTCACTACCTTTATACAAAGGCGAGGGCTCAATACTACGCTGAACAGCTCGCTATGAAACGCTTGTATGCTAAAACACAATACACTTTCCGCTTAGATTGGGCTTTCTGTACACTCGAGGTAGGCGATTTAGTAACACTTACCGATGAGGCGTGCCAATTAAATAAGCAGATTGTAGTTATTACAGCGGTAAACGAGGCAGCCGACGGACAGCTCGAATTTACAGCCGAGGGCAAGCCTGCTGGTACTTATGCACCTGCTCGCTATGATGTGCACGAAAACGAGCGGCCTTTTGTTGACTACAATCAAGAGGCTCCAAGTGTCAATGATGTGGCGATATTCCAAACTGTTGGTGATGTTGGTGGCAATCAGATATTTGTGGGTGTAAATGCTCCAAGTGGTTGGGGTGGATGCTCCGTGTGGCTATCTGATAATGACCAAACATATCAACGCATAGGCAATATCTCGCAACAGGCTCGAATGGGCCGCACAAAATATGGCTTTGCTCAGAATGGTAACTTCTGCAATGTAACCATAAATCAAGGTGTGCTAAAAAGTGGCACTCACATTGATGCGGAACGTGGCAACACACTCTGTTGGGTGAATGGTGAGGCTATCAGCTATGAGGATGTTGAAGTGCATCCTAATAATTGGTTCACGCTGCGTGGATTGGTTCGAGGTCAATATGGTACTAGCGCCATCAATCACAATGCGGATGAAAGGTTCGTTCGTGTAGATGAGGCTCTATTCCGATATCCGTATCGGAAGGAAGATATTGGCAAAACAATATATCTCAAATTTACATCAATGAACTTATTCGGAAGTAATGAGCAAGGTCTTGATGAGGTTCAATCTTATCAATATACTATCGTGCCTTATTACATTCCGGAAGTTTCTAATCTTACCCTATTCACTAAATACTACGAAATAGGCAATGGTGTCCTTTCCTTTGATGTGGTGGCTCAGTTTGATGTGCCGCCAATAAACAGCTTGGACACGGTCGAACTGTGGTATCGTGAGCCGAGTGGCACATGGAAATATGGTGGCTCCGGCAATGGTCAAATCACAGTAAGTGGATGCGAATTAGGGCATACATACGAAGTGAAATTGAAGGTCAAAGACTCTCATGGCAACACTTCGCAAGGTGTTACTAAGAGCATTACTGTGGCTATGAAAACAGAGGTTCCGAATGCACCTCAAGGATTCTCCATCTCGTTCAGCGATATGGCACACTTCAATTGGTTAGAGGTTAGGAATGCGGATATCGATTTCTATGAACTCAGATTTGATTTGAAGGTTGGCCAAACTGATGGCTTGATTGGTCGAAGTAATAACACAACCTATAGTGGTGTGTTGAAGAATCGAAGTGGTAAAGTGTATCTATATGCTCATAACCCATCAAAAGGCTATGGCGCACCTTCCGAAGTAACATATAATGTTCCACAACCTAAGAAACCGAGCCAAGTGCAAGCGGTTGGCAGCATGAATGGTATTGGGGTATCTACAGAGTCAATTCCTGTTGGATGCAAAGGCATGAATGTATATGTTGGCTCCAAAGTTTATTTCACACCTAATAATGTGATAAGCATTCCATTAGATGCCGGAGTGTATTCAGTAAGTGTTGCGTTTACTGATATATTTGGCGAAGGCCCTCGAACAGATGCAATCGATGTAACTGTAAAAGCCAAAATCGATAAGGCACTACTAGATATGGAATCACTTGGACTTGATGCTATGGATAAGGCTGTTAAGGCCTTACAGGGCGAGATGGGAACTGTAAAAACCAGTGTGAATGGTTTAAGCAGCAGAATCATCGACCAAGCAAACGCATATCAACGATCATTGTCAGACCTCAATAAGAATGTATCCTCTCAAATAACCCAAATCTCACAAGGGTTTGAATTGAAGGTTACACAAGCCATTGGCAAACTTGATGGCGAGGAACTCATAAGCAGAATCAACCTCACACCGGCCGGCACTCGGATTGATGGCAAGCTGTTGCACGTTACAGGACAAGCCTTGTTCGATGACAATATCATCACTAATAAGATGCTCCAAGCTAACAGCGTAACTGCTCGAAATATGCAAGTGGATAGTTTATCCACAATTTCTGCAAACATCGGTTCATTAAAAGGTGGCAGCATCACAGGAACCACCTTCAAGAATGCCAATAATACATTCAGAATTGATGCGAATGGCAATATCGTAGGTGCTAATATCACCGGTTCGAGAATTGATGCTCAATCAATTTATCAAGCCGGTTTCGAGGTTAAGAATCTCGACATTCAAGTGTTCCAAGTTCGACATGGAGATTATTGCCCTGTTCCAAAAGGATATAACCGAGCGGATTGCACGTTTATTCCTGTAGGTTACAACGTAGAGCAAAAGGCTCCTTCAAGAGAAGAATGGAGACGAGAAGAAAGCCGCTATAATTACAAACCTACTAATTTGAAAATTCAATTCTCTAAATTTATCTCACACAAAAGCTACGATCATGGAGTGAATGCCGGCATCGATTACGATGATAAGTGTGCAGCTTATTCGGCCTCTATTACCGGCGGAGATACTAATTATGGTAGGTTAGTTACTACAGGCATTGGCACTTTATTTGTGTTGTGTATAGCCATTAGGCGATAGTTTTAATTCACAAGGTGGTGGCTTATGGTCAAACATGATTTTGAACTTCATCAAGGCCAAGATTTCCGCATCATCTATGAGGTTCCATTTGATAGCGACATGACTCTCAATGGATTTCAAGGTGTGTGCAAAATCCGTAAAAGGCACGATGAAGGGGTTATCTTCGAATTAGAGCCGACAGTCGAGGATAAGAGAATCACATTCACGCTTTTGGGCAAGATTACAGCCAAAAAGCAAATAATCAGCCGAAATTTGATGTATGATGCGTTCATCTACAATGATACAAACAGCATCAAAATCGGCATCGGCAAAATCACAGTAATTCCGGATATTTCAATGCATTAATAAGGAGATACAATCATGGCAGATAGCACTTTAACTTTAAAATTAGACAAAGATTCCATTTTCAACTTGCTTGAAGGTCTAAGAGGCCCAAGAGGTGAAAAGGGCGAGGATGGCCAACGTGGTGAGCGTGGCGAAAAGGGTGAACAAGGTCTAAGAGGCCCAAAAGGTGAATCGGCAAGCGCCGAACGAGCAGCAGAATTGCTTAAACAAAAGAACGTATACTTGCCGGATGCAAGTGTTGAAACAGTTCTTGCGAAATTAGTTGAATTGTTTGGCGATTCCATTAATGTTGCGTACAAACCAATCGAATATATTCAGCCTTTAGTAGGTCAAGAGTTCATCGATTTAAGAGGTGAGCCTCACTTCAAGGTTTCTGTTGATGGTGGCGAGAAACGTGTGTTCGAAAGCGACAATATGCGTGTTCCTATCGAACCATTCGGAGTTGCTAATATCTTGGTTAAATATTATGATTTGGCTGATCGCGAAGTTGGCAGCGCAGAAATTAAAGGTGTAGAAGTTCATTCAAATGCTGATGATACATTCGAGGAAAATGGTGTAAGATATTCCTTGTTTGGTCGCAAATTAGAAATTGATGTAACTAACTTTACAGGCAACAATGCCTTTAAAGTACTCGGCAAATGGTTAGTTACTCAAATCGATACCATTTTAATCAAAACAAGCAAAAACGTGAATATCGCAATCTCGGAAACTTCTTTCCGAGATAATAATAGCAATACAATTGGCGATATTCCTATTGTTGTCGAGAAACCTCAAAATGTTACATTCAATAATGATTATAAGTTTAGATTCCCTATTAAAATCGGTACATTGCAATATGGTGTGGATGATGTTATGTTCGATCACACTCAAGTTGCATGGTATGACTTAGAACATAAATATATTTCCTCAGGCGACCCAGTAGATGATTTATAATTTGTAAAAAGGGGAACACATGGGAGAAATTACACATTTTTGGGAAGAGGCTTGGCGAATGATGACTGAATCCTTCGCCTTGAAGGCCTTACTCGCAGTTGTGGCCGAAGTTGGGATATATGTGCTTGGATTGAAACATATTCAAGTGTTGGGTATTTTTATTATATTGGTGTTTCTTGACCTTTTAACCAAATGGAGTGCAATCGGATATCAAATGTTGATTGATATGGGTGCTAAGCCGGAGAATATCGGTGGCATTGATAAATACATCGCCATTCCTGCCGCATGGGGTAAAGGTTTAATTAATTCAAAGCATATGAGAAAGCCATTCGTTACCAAAGTACTTACTTACTGCATAGCAACTGCTGGGGCGTGGTGCTTTGATTTCATGGCTGGACAATATGCTTTTGCTGTCAATGTAGTATGGCTATATCTCGGCTCGGTTGAGTTCCTAAGTATTCTCGAGAATATGAGAGACGGCGGAAACAGTACAATCGCTGGGCTGCTTGATGTAGTACATAGCAAAATTGACATGATTTTAAAAAAATAATAGTTTATAGGCTGCATTCAATAGGGTGCAGCCTTTTATATTGGGGGTGCAATATATGAAAATTGGCGAATATTTCGATGATTACGAATTTTCTTGTAATTGTGAACGGCATGAGGTGGACGAAAACGGCCATAATGTGCTAGATCATATCATTGATAAAAGACTCGTGGACTTATTGGACGCTATCCGTGAACGCTTAGGCGTTCCTGTTACTATTAATAGTGGCTATCGCTGCCCTGAACATAATGCAGAGGTTGGCGGTGTGCCTAATTCTTATCATACGCAAGGCGTGGCGGCTGATATTACTTATGACGGCATAGATGTAGATTATCTCGCTCAAATTGCCGAGGAATGCGGTGCCGACGGAATAGGTAAATATTATAAACAAGACTTTGTACATGTAGATGTACGAGGTTATGCAGCACGCTGGAGTGATATGGACTAAATAAGGGGGCTAGGTATGTATGAGAAATGTAAGATATACCTCGAAACGCTTAAATCGTACATTACTATTAAGCGGCTTGTTATTGGTGCTTTGTGTGTGCTTTTCCTCTATGGCATTGGCAGCCTCGCAAGTGGATATTTCACAGCCAGAGCCAACTATCAGCGTGCCATTGAGCGACTGGAACAAACTCAAAGGGCACTTGATGATAGCCGACGCCTCAATCGAGAACTCAACAAAATCATTGGAACAAGCCAACAGCTTAACAATGACGCAGGCGACAGAATTAAAAGAATTGAGGGTTATCAACAGCGAGAGGGCGAAAGCCTTAACCGAATTGAGGGAAATCAACGAGAAACAGGGGCAAGAATTAGCGAAAGCCTCGAACAAAATAACAGAGCAAGAGGAGAGATTAAATCAAGCCTCGAGCTCATTAAACGAATTGAAGAACGAAATCAAAAACAATAGACGAACAGAGCAACGCTTACGGCGTCAACGTGATACATGGGCCGCTGGCGGTGTGATTGGTTTTCTAATTGGTGCCGCTGGTGCCATTCGATGAAATCGAGGTGATCCATAATCTACCTACTATGTGAGGGCGGACACATAGGCAACGTGTTCCATA